TGTGGTGGCGTAAGTAGCCAGTCCCTATTAATAGCCCTGTACACTAAGGTCTAGTGTTCGTAATCTCAACTCATCCTGAAAAGGAGTATTGTATTATGATTATAAACTTAGAGACCCTCTTGAGTTACAGTGATGCTATTGGTTTACCTCACGAAATTTCCATACCGGTCATTAGAGACTTTTTAAGGTTTCGAAAAACCAATGGAGATGAGTGGGTGGTCCAAAGGTTCAAGAGTATCAAGACTGATTTTATTTTATTGAAGTCAGGCCTTTCTCTTGTCTCCGAGTGGATATCCAAGAAAGATAATAGATTTCGAGGACCTATCGGAGGACTCCAGAGCTGGTGTGAACGGAAAAAGAAGTGGAAAGAAGGGATAAACCTTTTACAGATTTATTCTACTCTCATTTCTCCCGCAGTAACACCCACACAGGAAAAGAAGTTTGTTTCTAGTGTGTGCAAGGAAAACCATAGTTGTAACATCTTAAAATATAAACCAATTATTGGAGAAGGATTAGACAGGTGGTTTGGTAAACAAGTTTTTCATTTACCGAAAACTACCCCTTTAGTCTATCGTCCTTTTAGCCCTAGTAAGAAAGAACCAGCTGCGGATTTTCGGTCATATGATGAAGGCACAAATACTTTATATTGTGCTCAATCGTATCTCGACCATACAGTAGCTGGGCTGAATTTCCAACATAAGTATAAAGGAATCTTTAAGGATACTATGAAGTATACATATAGGACTCCTACGGACCCCAAAAGGGTTCATGGTTCCATCGTTGGAACTCCTTATAGTCAATACTTTCCTGATACAATAGGAAAGATTGGTCTTATTCAGGAGCCTGGTTATAAGCTACGTGCAGTTGCTAACCCTGGTAGGGTTTTTCAACAAGCACTGAAACCCCTTGGTGATAAGTTATTCTCTTTGTTAAGAGATTTACCTTGGGATTGCACTTTTAATCAGTCAGCACCGTATTATCATATCCAGCAACACCTGGGAGAGGGCAAGTATTGTTACGCAATTGATTTATCAAATGCGACTGACAATTTCCCCCTTTCATTACAGGACTATGTTTTGGACACGTTGTTCCCAGATAATTTGTACAATTATCTATTCCATGATTTATCTAGATCCAATTGGTTTTCTAGATTTAAATCGAAGTCGATTATATCGTGGAAAACGGGACAACCATTAGGGCTTTACCCGTCGTTCGCATCATTCTCCCTAACTCATGGATTTTTGTTGTTTAGTCTTAATAATTACAGACATGATAACAATTTCTTTGTGCTAGGGGATGACGTAGTCATTTTGGATGATGGTTTATATCATTTATACAAG